CACGTTCAGGACGACGTTCCCCGCCTTTGGTGACATCGTCAAGTATCCCGACTCGATGGTCGGGATGTGGCTGTCGGTGGCGGTGAAACTGGTCAACGCTGCCCGATGGGGCACGCTGACCGACTTCGGCGTGATGCTGTACAGCGCACACAACCTCGCGCTGGAGGCGCAGGCCACGGCTGCTGGCGCGCACGGAAGGGTCCCGGGGGGTCAGGTGGGGGTACTGTCGTCGAAAGGCGCTGACGGGCTTTCTGCAGGCTACGACGTGTCGTCAGTGACGGAGCAGGGTGCTGGGTACTTCAACCAGACCACCTACGGCACTCGCTTCTACCGCCTGTCCAAGATGATGGGTGCCGGCCCCCTTCAGATCGGCACCACTGACCCGGCCCAGGCTTCTGTTGCCGCGTGGGCTGGTCCCATCTACCCACCGGCGTGATCTTCCGTGGCCGCCCTCAAAGGCATCCCCGGGCTCAAGGTCAACATCGACTCGGTTGATCAGCTACGGGCGACGATCGAGCTGCTCGCTGTTCGTGAGGTCCTGGTGGGCTTTCCTGAGGAGACGGCGGGCCGGGAACTCGAACCTGGGGATTTGCCACAGGCCAACGACATCACCAACGCCGCACTTGGGTACATCCACGACAACGGGATGCCCGAACAGAACATCCCAGCGCGGCCCTTTATGATCCCGGGGATGAATGAATCCATCCCGAAGGTCACCGCCGCGCTCTTGTGGACCGCGAAGCAGGTGCTACTTCGCCGCAGTGGTGAAGTCATCGAGTCAGGGTTCACGCGGGCGGGCATCGCTGCCCAGTTTGCGATCCGCAGGAAGATCAACGAGGGCGTTCCGCCACCATTGGCTGACTCGACCCTGCGTGAACGGGCCAGGCGGGGGCGTAAAGGCGCCAAGAAGGAGCTGTCGCTCCGTGCGGCGGGTGAAGCCCCCTCCACCCAGTTTGCAAAGCCGCTGATCGACACTGGCCAGCTCAGGAACGCGATCACCTACGTCATACGCCTACGGAAGAACCGGAGCAAGTGATGGACCTGGACTTCTCCGAATTGCTTGATGACCCCGACTTCGCTGGCACCTTTGACGTGATCAGGCGTGTCGAGACGATCAGTCCTTTGACTGGGCGGAGTAGCACCGCCGAAACTACCGAGTCGGATATCGACGGCGTGGTGACTCCGGGGGACGCCGGCGACTTGTTACGTAAGGATGACAGCCAGATGACATCCCGCATCATCACCGTGACCACGAAGTACCGACTTAGGGCATCGGGTGATGGGTTCCAGCCTGACATCGTCTTGTACGACGGCATTCGCTTCACAGTGCGGGCGGCTAAGGCCTGGCACAAGCTGGGGGACGGCTTCATTCGCGCCGCTTGCGTATCTGAACGCGCCGCTGACCCGGCGCCTGTCTGACTATGGCCAACGACTCATCAGAAGCAGGCTACCTGGCCCCGGCAGCGGCGTTCCCGTATGACACCGCCCTCGAGAACATCCTGCATGACATCGTCATGGGCATCACAGGGCTGCCTGGCGATCTGGTGAGACCGCGCTGGCAGACCGAGCCGCCGCAACAGCCCGACTTCAACACTGACTGGTGCGCGTTCGGCATCGTTCGCACATCCGCCGACACGTTCGCGTACGAGGGGCACGACCCGGCAGGGGACGGCCACGACACGGTGGACCGTGACGAGCTCCTCTACGTCCTGCATTCCTTCTACGGCCCCAACGCACATGGGTACTGCGAACGGTTCCGTGATGGGTTTGAGATCTCCCAGAACCGGGATGCCGCAATTGCTGCGGGCATTGGGCTCGTGGAAGTGGGAGAGGCAACGATCTTGCCTGCACTGTTGAAAGAGAAGTGGGTGAAGAGGGTGGACGCCACAGTGACGTACCGCCGCCGCACCTCGAGGACTTACCCTGTCCTTACAATTGTCGGAGGTGATGTCGAGCTCAACACCGAAATCGCCGTCATCAACATCACGATTCCCTGAAGGAGCTTCACATGCCGTCCACCCTTCCCGTCTCCCGACTGATCGCGGTTTCTGTAGCGGTCAGTACCATGGCTGCGCAGGCTCAGAACTTGAGCACGCTGCTGATCTTGGGCTCCTCCGCCGTCATCGACACGGTGGAAAGGTATCGCGACTACTCGTCCATTGACGCCGTTGCCACGGACTTCGGCACCAGTGCCGCAGAGTACCTGGCTGCGGCGCTGTGGTTTGAGCAGATTCCGCAGCCCACGACGCTCCGCATCGGCAGGTGGCTGTCGGCAGCGGCCTCTGGCGTCTTGCGCGGCTCCCCCAGGTCCGCAGCTCAGCAGTCATTGGCGCTGTTCACCGCAGTTGCCAGCGGCGGCTTCACCATCACCAAGAACGGCGCCGCGCCGGTCAGCATCACGGGCATCAACTTGTCCGGCGCCGCATCGCTCAATGCGGTGGCTGCGCTCGTCCAAGCTGCGGTGGCAGGTACCACATGCGTGTGGAATCCGATGTATGCTCGCTTCGAGCTCGCCAGCACGACCACCGGGCCCACGTCGGAGATTGCGTTCCTCACGGCGCCGGGTGCGGGCACTGACATCAGCGGCCTGCTCGGAATGCGCGCAGTGGACAGTGGCGCCTACTCGGCCCCCGGGGCGGCACTCGAGACGGCACTGGCCTGTGTCACGCTCTTCGACACCAATTACGGGCAGTCCTGGTACGCGGTCACGGTGCTGGGAGCGGTCAACAACGACCACCTGGGCATCGCAGCCTACATCGAAGCCACCAACACCAAGCACCTCTACGCCATCACGTCGCAGGAGGGCGGCATTCTGACAGTGAACACCACGACGGACATCGCCTACCAGCTGGCGGTGTTGAAGTACAACAAGTCGTTCGTCCAGTACTCGTCCAGTAACCCGTATGCGGCGGTCAGTGCGCTGGCGCGGATCCTCACCACGGACTACACCGGCAACAACACAGTCATCACGCTGATGTTCAAGCAGGAGCCCGGCATCACGCCGGAGAACCTGAATGCAACGCAGGCGGACAGCGTGAAGACCAAGCGGTGCAATGTGTTCGTGGCGTACAACAACAACACGGCCATCTTCCAGAACGGCATCTGCTCCTCGGGCAACTTCATCGACGTTGTCGCGGCCAGCGACTGGTTGGCGGTGACGCTGCAGAATGCGCTGTACAACCTGCTCTACACCAGCGCCACCAAGGTGCCGCAGACGGACGCCGGCACGCAGCTCCTGGTCACCACCGCCGAGGCCGTCATGGCCCGGGCTGTTGACAACGGCATGCTGGCCCCGGGAACGTGGACGTCTGGTGGCTTCGGGCAGTTGTCGCAGAATGACTTCCTGCCCAAGGGCTACTACATCTACGCACCCAAGATGTCAACCCAAGCCCCGGCGGATCGTGCCTTGCGCAAGTCGGTGCCGATCCAGATCGCGGCCAAGCTGGCCGGTGCTGTCCATGAGGTCAGCATCGCCGTCACGGTCAACCAGTAAGCACCACCACCTGCCAATAGAGGACCATCATGCAAACCTACAGCTTTCTCGATGTCCAGGCCACGCTGGTTGGCCCTGGAGGCGCGCTCTCCCTGGGCGCAGGTGCCGGCGTCTCTGACGAGGGCATCTCCGTCGATCCGACGGGCGACATCGACACAATGGTCATCGGCGCAGACGGTGAAGGGATGCACTCCCTTCACGCCGACAAGAGCGGCCGCATCGTCGTGCGCCTGCTCAAGACCTCGCCCGTCAACTCGTTGTTGAGTGCGCTGTTTGCCTTCCAGCGCAGCGAGGGCAGCGTGCACGGGCAGAACACCATCGTCATCAATGACTCCAACCGTGGGGATGTCATCACCTGCCGCCAGGTCGCCTTCTCCAAGGCGCCTCCTTTGCAGTACGGCAAGGAGGCAGGCCTGATCGAATGGGACTTCACTGCCGTGAAGATCGACATCACCCTGGCCGGCTGAACGTACCATGACCCCCATTGAACTCCAGATAGACGATCACGTCTACAGAATCGGCAAGCTCGACGCGCTCTCTCAGTTCCACGTTGCTCGGCGGCTCGCTCCCGTCATGGCGGCCATCGGGGGCAAGGTGGTGGAGCTCGCCAGCAGTAACCCCGGGATGCCGCAGGACGAATGGATGATGACGCTGTTCGCCCCTGTGGCGGATGCGGTCAGCCGTCTGACCGACGATGACTCCAACTACATCATCACCACTGTGCTCTCTGTGGTGTACCGGCAGCAAGACGAGAAGTGGGCCCCGGTCCAGGTCAACAAGCGCATGATGTTCCTTGACATCGACATGCAGTTGATGCTGCGCTTGACGGTGGAAAGCATCAAAGGGAATCTTGGCAGTTTTTTCTCGGGGGTGGTCGGAGGGCAGCTCTAGCGAGTAAGCTGCGCGGTGCTACCGCGAGCTCAGTGGAGCTGTTGCATCTGGAAGGATCGGAGGACTGGCTGCTGAGGCCAGTCCTTCGTGGTTTATGCAAGTACGAGTCCTTGAAGGATGGGACGCTGGACCTGAACGATGTGTCGCTTTTGAACGAGCTCATGGACGTTGAGGCAGAGAACGACTACAGGATGAGAAAGGGCACGTGATGGCTGCGTCAAGTCAACAGATCCTGCGCGAGTACCTGCTGTCACTGGGCTTCAAGATTGACCAGAGCTCGAGCAGCAAGTTCGACAAGGCGCTCCTCGGGTTCGACCTGAACGTCGGGAGCCTGGCCAAGCGGCTGCTCGCTGCGGGCGTAGCAGCGCAGGCCATGGTGGCGATCTTTGCCCGGTCCATGGAGAAGCTGTACTACGCGTCCCAACGGACCGAGACGACGGTAGCCAACATCCAGGCCCTCGAGTACGCAGCCGGCCAGGCGGGGGTCAGCGGCGACGCCATGCGTGGCGCGCTGGAGGGCATGGCCCGGGCATTGCGTTCCAACCCGGGCTTGGTGGGGTTCTTGAAGGATCTGCACGTCCCTGTGGAGGGGCGACAGACGTCTGAGATGCTCCTTGACTTGGTAGAGGCGTTGGGCAAGATGCCCTTCTACCAGGCAAGCCAGATTGGCAGCATGTTTGGCATCAACCCCGATGACCTGCTCATGCTCATCCAGGCCGGCCCGAAGATGAAGGAGATGCTCGAGCTGCGGAAGAAGATGGCGGAGGATGCGGGGCTGGATGTTGACGCGGCTGCCAAGGTGGCGATGGAGTACGACCACCAGCTCAGGACTGTCAGGGAGCTCTTTGGGATCCTTAAAGACACCGCCATGATCAAGCTGGTGGGTCCGTTCAACGAGGTTGCTGCTGTTGTCAAGCAGGTCCTCATAGACTGGACCAAGATCGTCAAAGGCTTCACTGACATTCCAGACTTCTTCAAACGGCTGATGGAGGGTGCCACAGGGCACGTTCCTGGCCGAGTTCGGCTACGTGCAGATGCACAAGCACGCATTGCCGCCGGCGCGTTAGGGGAATCCTTCGGTGCTCGTCAGGCACCCTCAGGGGATGTTGGGGACC